GTCTTTCTAAATTTAATTTTTTTAAAAATGTTTCTATAGCAACCGTAGATGTTTTACCTAGTTTAGCACCACTTTGTCTACCTTTTGGAGTTAAATCTGTTTGAATTACCGTATTTGGAATACTATATCTGAAACTTCTAGCTTGGACGTGTATTTCAACATCATCAGCATACATATCAAATGCTATTTCTCCAGTATCAAATAATGGTGGTTTACTCATATCTAAATCACATTTAAGAGTATTAGGTTTTAATTTAAATTTAACACCTTTTGATTTAGCACCTATATTAGCTTCATCTATTGTTGCCTCTTTTATACCAGCTTTAACTTCTTTTAATGATATAGGAATTAAAAGTTTTTTCTTTAAAAGTTGTTTCATATAAAGATTTAATTTTATTAATTTATCTTTAGGTATCATACCATTTATATTAGCAATTTTTTCAATTTCTTTTTTAATCTTACTTTCATCTTGTCTTTTAACCATCATAATATCCATAGGATTCCATCTATCTTTGACAGACACTCCTAATTGTTTGGATGCTATTTTTTCAATAAAAGGCATTATACCTTTATCTCTACTATAAGAATAGTTTTTTTGACCTTTTAAATATTTTTTGATTGCAGCTGACTGCGCTTCATAAACGCCTACCCATTTAGCTGGCATTTGAGGATATGCGTTTTTTTCTATATCTTTTACGGAAGGAAATTTCTTACGCTCTATAACTGATTCAAAAACATATTTTGAACCATTTTCTTGTTTCTGTGTTTCTTGTGCGTTTGAAGCCATTTTATTTCTCCTGCTATATTTATGTTATATCAGAAAAGAATTAAAAGGTCAAGCTCTGGATCTATGTGATTTTATATATGGTTTATGAGGTCCAAATCTATGACATAAAAAAGAAACTATGCCACCACTTGCTTCCCATACTTTGTGTTTGTTTTGAAACTTAACTAATTTTTTAACATCTTCCTCAAAGAAAGATTCAATGATAATAGATTTAGTAGGCATTTCTACGGCTTGCCATAATATCTTTTTACCTTTTTTAACCATTTCAGCTTTATAATAAAGGTTTATTTTTGTTGGTTTTGGTTGTCTAAATCCTTTTTTTCTCATACTTTAAATCCTGAAAACTTATCGTAAGTATCATCTGGTTGAGGACCTTGTGGTTTCTCAATCGTTTCTTTTGATTCTTGGTTACTATCTACAATTTGTTGAGCGTGTTGTTCAACATCATACAATCTCATTTTTGCTCTATCAACACCTATAATAAATGCTCTGTTAATTGCAGGATCACTATAACGATTCTTCAATTGTTTAATTTTCATTTGGTTTAATTGTTCTAACTCCTCATTAGTAATTAGAGCAAACATAAAATCTGCTGTTGCAGGTAAACCAAAACTTTCAGATGTATCTTCTAATCCTACATCCGAACTCATATATCCCGCCCTTGTTGTTTGTGTAGCAGATATAATTGGAACATTATATTCTACTGCCATACCTCTTAACTCTTCCGCAATTGCTTTAATATAGAAATAAGATGAAATGTTTCCACCTTTAAATCTACTTGAAGCACATATATTTAAATAATCAATAAACACTACATTTGGTTTAAATGATTTCTTTAATGATAATTCATCCATTAAATTCTTAAAGTGACCACTATGAGCAGCCGCTGTTGGGTATTCTTTTATAATTAATTGACCACTTACTTTTTTCTGTAATTTTTCAATCTTACTTTCATAATATTGTTTAGGCATTTCATAAAGTTCATCTATGGTTACATCTAATAAGTTTGCGTCTATTCTTTCTGCAATTCTTTCCTCTGCCATTTCTAAAGTAATATATAAAACATTTTTACCTTGTTGTATAAATGAGGATGCTAAATGACACATAAACAAGGACTTACCAACACCTGTTCCTGCTAATGCAACATTTAAAGTTTTAGGTGGTATACCACCTTTTGTAATTCTATTGAAATAAGATAAATCAAATTTAACTCTTTCTTCTACTTTATGATAATATTCATATCTATCTTCGGTCTGTCCTAAATAATCGTGTCCAATATGTTGGTCAAATGAAACTGCAAGTGCCTCTGCTAATATGCTTGGGATTGATTCTGGATTTCTTTGTTTATCTTTACCATCAAGTATTTTAATACCTGATAAGATAGCATTATGTACTGCTCTATCTTTACAAAATTTTTCTGTTGTATCTAATAACCATTGTTGGTCAATAGATGGAACTTGTATACCTTCTCTTAAACTATTATTTAAAAGGTTTATAATATTTTTATGTTCTTCCTCAGTAATAGTTTTTAAATTTCCTATATCTATTGCTAAAGATTCTCTATTTGGTAGTTTGTTATATTTAACTACGAATTGATTTATAGTATTAAAGAGGACTATTTCATCTCTATTTTTAAAATAATCCTCTTTTAGGAAGGGAAGAGTTTTTCTTGTGTACTCCTCATTGTGTATTAAATTTCTTAATATTGTTAATTCAAATCTATCCATTTTGAGCCTCCTGTGCATAACGACCATAAGACCCTAAAATATATTTTGGATTTTCTGTAACCTTTTCTGCATAATGTGGATAACACCAATTAGGTGGAAACATTAATAGTCTACCTTCTTTAGGTTCAACGCATATATCATAATCAGGAAAACAAGTACGACCATCTTTGTTGTTAGTTAAATATACAAAAAATACTAAAAACCTTGACCAAGTTAACGCTGTTGTACTATCAGCGTGTATTTCAAATCTATCTATATCATTAGGTTCATATTTTTTAAACCTAACATTTTCCAATCTAAATGTTTTTGGCCACACATAATCACTTATCTTACAATCTTTCTTATATCTTTTAACATAAGGTCTTAATATAGTAGCAACAAGATTATTATACTTTGGTGCTAAACTTAAATTTAATTCTTGGAATCTTCTATGGCTTTCTTCTTCTATAAAAGTATGTTGTTTATTATTTTCAAAAAATGTAATTAAACTTTTACAATGAGAAGGCTCTAACACCTTATCATATACTTTAATATAATTACTATATTTATTTTGGTTTGTTAATGATTGAGAGCTTTCCATCCTTCAATTGTTCCTCCATAACTTCAACTAATATATCACCTATTTTATGTCTAAAATTTTCTGTTTGTGTATCTACATTATTTGGGTTTTTCATAACTTCATAATCAAATTTTAATGGCAACTGATCCAATTGATTTGGTTCACTTGCGAATTGTACTCGTCCATATTTGTAAATAACATCTTTATATTCACCTATAATAATCTTTATACAAGAAAATTCATCTTGCTCTCTTTGAGCAAATACATAATCTTTATTAGTCTTGGCCATAAAGGAATTCTTTTTTGGCTGCTTCGTCAATCTTATTGAGAATGGCTTTAGTAAAGAATTTATCAGGCTCACTATTGATAGTTTTAGCATATTGTTTTGTTCCATCTGGTAATTCTATTCTTGTTGATACATTTTTAAATATATTATGTTTAAGTGCTAAATCTAGCAACCCATAATATCTATCTAAACCTTTATCGTAAGTTAATCTTACATCTATTTTTGCATTTTCTTTTGTCAATCTACTTTTATAATTTAAACAATGAATAACATTACCTATAACTTCTTTACCTTCTTTTTCTTTCCTTTTAGAAAGATAGACTATATTACTAGCGGCATATTTTAAACCACTACCTCCACCCATTTCTTTTTTTGGAAACATTGATCCAATAACATCATAGGTGTGGTTAGTCATAATCATAGGGACTTTTGCTTTCCCTAATTTAAGTGTTAAAACTCTAAATGCAGCCTTGACAATTTGTGACCTTGTCATATCTCTGGTTTCTTTTCCTTCGGCTGTATCTTCCATTTCTTTTGTTGTTGATAGCATTCCTAAACTATCTAACACAAACATAATTGGTTTTCTTTTTGATTCTTCTTGTTCTATATACTTGTCAATCACTTTGATTGATTGGTGTCTAAATTCTTGTACGGTTGCAACTGGTACTATGACCATTCTTTTACTATCAATACCACGAGCTTCAACTAAATCTTTTGTTAAAGCACTTTCAGATTCAAAGAACACTACACCACCGTCCTTATTCTTATCTAAAAAATGTTTAACTATTCCTAATGCAAAGAAAGTTTTACCTGTTGCGGCTTCTCCTGCGATTGCAGTAATTTTGTTTGCTGGTAATCCACCGTGTATGGATCCTGATAACAAACCATTTAAAGCATAAGAGCCTGTATCTATATAACTATTTACATCTCCTGCTTCAACACCTTCACTTACTAGTGTTGCAAATTCATTTCCTGTTTCTTTTATTATATCTTTTAAAAAATCACTCATAATTTACCTATTATATTATTATTCTATTATACTATTATTTTTCATCTTTGTCAATATCTGATGAAAAAATATGTTTGATTTTATCATCTAAATCTTTTGCTGATTTTGCTCGTAAAACAACAGGTCTCCCTTTTTTCATAGGAGGTTCTATTGCTATATGATGTGGTTTTGGTTCTCCTTCCCACCAAAAACGATAATTTTCATTTTCTGGTATCCAACTTGGGTGTGGATCATCATAATCAGATTCTTTACATCTCATCCATAAAATTTCTTCTAAATCTTTTAAATGTACTGCACCAAATTCATTATATACTCTATCTTCAAAATGTCCTGCAAAAACTTTAATCTTCTCTTTATTATATTCTATTTTTCTTTGGAAGTCCCAATACTCTTTTAGGTCCTGATAACTTTCTTTTGTAATTGGCATAGGCATATTAATTAAAAAATTGTTCTAAAGTATTTTTTCTAGCGTGTCTAAAGTAATCTAATTCAGCTTTACCAAAGCACCAGACATTTTCAATATATAATTGATTCATAAACTCTCTCAATTCTTTCTCCGTTTTAAATTTAGCACGACCTTGTGGTCTTTGCATAATCCTCATTCCAATTTGACCTTTAAATCTCTCTGGAAATCCTAATGTTCTTGGACTAATTAAAGCGTCAACTAATTCATCACAACTTTTATAACGAACTCCTTTAACGGTAGGGTCCATAATATTAATAAACATATGTCCTTTATCACTTAAACTATTATAACTATTTATAGAAACTGGGATAAAGAAATTATCTCTCCATAAATCATATTCATTAAACTTACTCCACGATTGATCCTGTGAAAATTCGCCACCCTCATTATATCTTTCTGTTGAAAAATAAGGAGGACTTGTAAAGGCACAATCTATATTATTAATTTCATCCCAAGGTAAATCTTCAGCACCACATCTATATATTGTTACCTTTTTAATTCCATCGCAAGTGATAATATGGTTTCTATCAAATGTATCTACAACTATATTACTACTTTTATTACCTAATAATCTTTCATAGTGTTCAATTTGTTTAGCATATCTTTCAAAGGTATTTGGATTAGGATCACAACCAATATATTCTTCAGCCTTACTTGTATAAAATCCTGCAAGTCTATCACCCCAACCACAACTTGTATCTAATACTTTTTTAGCATCCGTCATTTCATATACCATTTTTGCTACATTAGGTTTAAATTGTGTTGCAATATAAGTTTGCAATCTAAAAGCAGATACATAACTTTTATCATTTAATTGGCCACCTCTTAATTCTTCTTCCCCTTTATAATTTAAAACTACTTTCATACCATTAATGCCACGCCATATAGGACCTAAACATCTCCATATATCTTTTGCTGTGCCTTTAGTCCATACATCAACAGGAGATTTGAAACTATAACTTGAACAATTTAATCTTAAATCTTGGTGAAAATAATTTGATACATCATTATAAATTGATGGTGCGTCTATAAGACCTAAACCATATTCTTTATAATTGTATTTGTAATCTTCATATTTTTCAAAGACAACTTTTTCTGCTTGTTCTTTTGGTTTAGCATATTGCCATACATCTTGTTTTAATAAACCTTTAAATGATTGTTCCATTAATCCTATTGAAATTTCTTTTAAAGGAAATGGTGGTCGTTTTTCTGCAATATATTCTGATAACTCTTCCCTAAATTTTTCTTTACCTATCTCATTAGTAATACGCTCAAAGGTAGGTTGATCCATTACAGGTAGTCCATTTTCATTTAAATGTTTATCTAAAAAACTCATAATATTATTATAACACTTTTAATTAAATTTGTCAATTTCATTGCCCCATACATCCCAACCTGGATATGTTGTTCTAGCAAACAATTCTATTCTAGGTAAATCACCACATAACTCTATAATATGATTTCTTATTATGTCAGGTTTTCTACTATGTTCCCGTCTTTCACTTACAACTAATCTATCAACATTACCACTATATCTTTTAGGTTTACCTTTTGTTGCTAATATACATATCTCTGGATTTGCTCTAGTCCAATAACCAGGTCCTTTAAAGTAATAATTTTTAATTTTATCTTTGTTAGTTTTTATCCAATAGAAGGCAACGGTCTTATATTCAAAACCCCAATCTTTAACTATAGGTATTTGTTTATGTAATAAAGGGTCTGTACACCACATAAACAATACACAATCTTTATCTGCTATATCTTTTATAGGTAAGTTAGCAATATCTTTCATTGTCATTGTCTTATAATGATTCTCTGGATTCGTTTGTGCGTTTTCATTATTCCAATTCTGAAAATGCCAAGGCGGATCTGCATATATTATATTATACTTTTTTTTAATTTGCATAACTTAACATTATAAATTTTACTATAAAATACCACGACAATAAATGCCATAATTTAATTTTAGGAAATAACGCTATAAATTCTCCTGTTCTATATCCCCATACTATACACATACAAATCGCAAAAGCTTCTAACATACTTGTCATCCGAAAAACTCCTCTAAAGAAGCTTCTTTTTCTAAAGACCATCCTATTGAATCTAAAATAAATTTTAATGGGTCTGTAAATGTTTTTTGAAATTGTGTTTCATAATCTACATATTTTTGTATATCAAATTCTCTTGGAAGAATAGATGAAAACGCTATAACTTGGTCTTTAAATGTATTTGGTAATCTTAACATTAAAAATTTTATTTTATCGCCTTCTTGTATTAAAGGATACTTATGAGTTAATTTATTTCTTTTTAAGAAATGATTATAAATTAAAGCACCTTTCACGTGTATTGGAGTTCCTTTTTTATATACATTGGAAGTATCTGTATATTTTAAAACATTATTACAAGACCTAGGAAATGCTACTTGTTCAGGTGTCATTTGTAAAAATTCTTTTTTAAAGTCTGCAACAAATTTAATTAAATCTTCCTGACCTTTATTCATAATAACACTAATCGCTTCTTTAATTTTACCACGGCAAACTTCTGGTGTAGAAGATTTAACTGCCTCAACACCCATAACTTTTAATTTAGGGTCTGTATATCGTATGCCTTCTTCATCATACAAATTCAACATATACCGTTTCTTAGCGACCCATATACCCTTGTTT